GAGTTCGCCGTAATTATCATGCGACCATAATCTTAGTTGATTTGTGCTACTTAAAGTTGTAGTGCTACCAAAAGTCCCCTCACCCCAACCATTAATACCCCAACCTGTGCCAGGCACATATACATCTAATCCTACATTTATTTGATAGGTACCAACTACTGAAGATCCACCGTTACCGCTATCTGAAGCGGTTGCAGTCACGGTTGCACCAGATGTGTCTTTAGCTTCTATCGTGTAAGAGTTATCATTTACTACAGTTGCCACTTGATACTCTTGATTTAAGACAGCAGCGGTTATATTTCCTCCTAATGATACTGCTCCACTAAATGTTACAAAATCATTTTTTACAGCCCCGTGTGAAGTATCTGCAACAGTTATAGTAGCGTCACCATTTGTAGCAGAAAAAGTTACATCACCTGCAGATGTTGTTAATCTTATTGGTGTAATATCGTTAAAAGAACCGCCACTTTCAATATAATATTTTAAATGTGTACCTATGCCCAAAAACTTTGTACCACCTAATGAAATCCAACCGTGTAAGGCTCTAGCTGTTCCTAAATAAGTTAGTTCTGATAATTTTTGCCAACCACCAAACTTTTCTGGCCTGCCTTTTCTAAAACGCACTAGATTACAATCAAACCAACCACCCTCATTATCATAAGCTGTTCCTTCTCTGTTAATTCCTGGTCTGAATATTGTTTTTTGTAACGGCATATTTATACCTCATGCCATTCTTTGCCTTCAAATAGCAAAGCTTCTGCTTCTCTACGTCTGATAAGGCCTTGTAAAACTTTACCGCCAGCTTTGTTCCAACGTTTAATTTGATTTGGAACATCATCCCAGTCTTTATTGTTAATTTTTTGAAGTAAAGTACTACTAGAAAAGTTTGAAGGACCCAGATTGAATACCCACGCAACAAGTGCATCAAATTCATTTTGCTTAAGGTCTGTTTTCACCATGTGATTTACATAGCCTTCGTATTCGTCCATTTCATGTATAAGTAAATCTTCTGCTTCTTGCATACTTATCTTCATACCATCTTCTACAGGCTGCCCTTTATATTTAGTTGAGCCAAATCCTATTGTAGGCACATTTGCGGCACATCTATAGCTTACAACATTACCTTTTTCGTCTGTTGGACAACCTTCAAATTTTTTTATTAAGGCTAATCCTTCTTGTGATATTTTCATATTACTGCTCCTTTTGAGTTGTAGTAACTGTCCTATAATACACAACAACGTCTTTAAGTTCACTTATATACCTTTTTAGTTCTTGCATATTGTAAGCCATTACCTCGTAATCAGGTATTGTCATAGCTAAAAAAACCAGCTCACCTTCTTGTTTTTCTATTCTTGCAAGTTGTTCTTCCCAATTTTCTGGTGTAACGACAATCCACATGGGTTCTTGCAAGCTGATTTCTCTTGGCATAACAGGTTGCACTATTTTTCTATCTAGTGGTTTTGCCGTAACTTCTATTTTTTTAGTCGGAAGTAGACTGCAACTGCAAGCCATCATCAAGATCATCAACGACAACGCTGATTTTTTCGATATCTTCCATAATGTGTTTTGTTCCATTATTAATTCTCCTTTCCATTTCTGTCGGGTCAGCTAATATTTTATCTGCTAATTCGTAGTTTTGTATAAATTGTGTATATCTATTTAACTCTCTTTGTGCTGCTTGACTTTTTACAGATAACTCATTCATTTGTGTAGTTTGTAATTCAAAGTCAGCTTGTATAGATTTTATTGCTTCTTCTTGTGTAGCTATAGCACCTTCCAAAGCTAGATTGTTTGCAGCTAATGTTTTGTTTTGACTATACAAATAATAGGTGGTAAAACCTAGAAATAATATAATGCCTATAAAAACTTGTTGCATTATTCTTCCTCTTCAATAATATAATTCAGACCTGTAGCACTTCTATATTCAATTAATCTTTTATCAAGACTCCTGAATTTAAGGTGTTTTTCTTTTTGAATAAGTATTTTTTTTGACGTGTAAACTTTATCATCAGTATCTCCATATTCTTTGTTAAAAGATACGGTAATTTTGTATCTTGGTTCAAAAAATCTAATAAGCCAATCATAAAATTTTTTAAAAGTTTGATTCACTATATAAATTTAGATAATACTACTGATGCTAAAATAAATGGATATACGGCCCAAAGCATAGTTTCAAGCTTGTCAAACTTCTTTGATCCGTCTTCTAATCTTTTTTCAATATTTTTATATCGAATTAGACATTCTTTTTCGTGTGTTTCTATTCTGTTAAGTGATTCCTGTGCTTTTGTCATAACTGTCTAATGTGTAAATTTGTATAGGTTTTTCTTTACCTTTTACAAATATATCTTCTAATTTATCAACATATATATTGCAATTCTTTACAGTATCATACCCTATAACAATATCTCGACCAACTTCTTTTGTTGAGCTTTCCAACCTTGCAGCTAAATTTACGGCATCCCCAATCGCAGAGTAATCAAATCTAGTATCGCTACCCATATTGCCTACAACAGCATATCCAGTATTAATACCTACACCAATTTCTACTCCTAAATTAGCCATTTTTACTTTGTCTTGTATTTCTTTTGCACAAAGAACAGCTGCGGTTTCATGATCTGGCACATCAACTGGAGCGTTAAATATGGCCATCATAGCGTCACCAATATACTTATCTACCATACCGTCATAAAACTTAACGGTATCGGCCTGTATGGTAAGAACTTGATTCATTATCTTTGTAACCTCTTCAGGTTCCAATTTTTCAGATAAAGCAGTAAATCCACGAACATCAGTAAAAAGAAATGTGCAATATCGTCTTTCGCCACCTAATACTAAAGATTCTGGATTGTCTTGTAACTTTTTAACTTGTCTTGGGTCTAAGTAATGCTCAAACTGTTTTTTTATTTGTTGTCGTAGTTTGTATTGTTGTCTAAATCTTAAATAAAAAGCTATTGATCCCGATATAAATTCTGATATTAATGTCCAAGATACATCAATAAGTAGCCCTTTTTGTATGAATATATACCCCATAACACCAGTTACTATCATCAAAATTGAAGCAACAGATATACCCCAGGTTATACCTAGCAAGTGCAACGCAAACCAAACTAAGGAAACAAAAATAATTAGGGATATTATTTCTACCGCTAAAGCATAATCTGGTATGTACGGACTATCTTGTATTAATATTGACTCTGCTAAAGCAGCTTGTATTTTATGCGGCTCTAACAAACCTATAGGAGTAGCTATTTGTGGCATAACACCTGCAGCCGTAACCCCGATAAATACAAACTTTCCTGCAACATACATTTGTTTTAGCGTGGTTTGTTCTGTATCTACCCAACTAATCCATTTGCGGCCTAGACTATCTGTTTTAACGGGTGGTATTCCGCGTATTGATATTTCTTCAATACCATTATCATTAGTTTTTATAATATAAGTGTCTATATCAAATAAAGATTTGTAAATTTGTGTACCAAAACTAGGTATCCATTCTTTATTAGGTGTTTTTACTAAAAGAGGTATTCTTCTTACTAATTGATCAACATCTGTGGGAGCTACGGCCAAACCTTGTAAAGTGCGATTGGATAGTAGAGGTAGGTTTTCCTTCACTCCCGTTGACATTATACCACCTTTACCATTACCAAGTACAACGGTGCCTGGTGATGTAGGATAATTACCTTTGCCATCTTCAAACATAGCTAATACTGATGGTGCAAATTGTAAAGTTTCAGCAAATATTTTATCTCCACCCATACGATCTGCTTGTGGAAAACTTACAACCCAACCAATACCTATAGCTCCGTTGTTAATTAAATCTAGTTGTATCTCTGCTAATCTTTCTCTTGGTAAAGGCCAACCACCCTCTCTTTCTACATCATCTTCAGTTATATTTAAGATTACAAAATTACCGCTAGGTTCTGGTGTAATTACAAAGTTATCAAATACTTTAAGTTTTAATATTTGTAATGGGGTTGATTGATAAATAACAGGTGCTAAAAGTATTATAAGTATTGGTAATAATAGTCTTTTCATTTAATCACTCTGAGTGATAGTAATTACACTATCTCCTCCTCCATTTATTTTAACTATATTAGAAACGCCATCTTGTATCAATATAACGGTATATCCATTACCAGAGTTTAAATCAACTTGAACCGACTCGCTTACATTTCTACGCAAACTTATTGTTTGTCCTGTTACTATTGTTGTTATTTGAGTATTAGTATCTTGACCTATAAGCGTACCTGTAATATTTACTCCTGTAGCCAAAGCTAATTGGTCTTCATCTTTTTCAACAGCTAATTCATCTAACACATTTAATAAATCTTCTAAAAAGTTTACATCCAAATAATTAATATCTAATTCTGTAAACTCTAAATTATTTTCTTCTAATAAATCTTCAGCCAAATAATCTATATCAAGATCATTAAAATCTAATAAGTTGACTGTTTTCGTAGACGAAGTTTCTTCTTGTGCTAATTGTTCTTCCTTAGGTGGCGATACTATTAACATATTATCTATAATGTCTAAAGTAAGATCTAATACAACAGGTTTTGTAGGGGCATTTTCGTAAACATCAACGGTAGTGGCTTGATAAGGTTTATTAAGTAAAACGCTACCTGTAGCAGTAACTACCTCTATTTCGCCACTAGAAAGCCCCAGAGCGTCTGGTAGCAAAATAATAAGGCTACGTCCTAGTTTTC